ACCATGCAACCATGAAGCAATACATAGGCTTAAAACGCATAATATATACCAGAATACTTTATACTGGCTTAAGAAAGAGATTCTTTTCATCAATTCTACGATTAAGGAGACCATTAGATACCTTCTTAATTCCATTAACAGTTATGTATTTCCATCTAAGGAATTGTCTACTTACTTCTTCATAGTCACCCTTCTTAAGGTGAGTAAATAAAGAACTAGATACAAAATTACCTCTACCTACGTTATACATAAAACTTAATATAGCAGCATATTGATTATCATTAAGCTTAAGGTAGAACTTCTTTAGATATTCATAATCTTGGTTTACTCTTTCTTTTAAGAGTTCTTCTGCTTTCTCCTGAGTAATCTTTACTCCTCTCTTAACCCATGAACCAGTAGTACCTATACCAATAGTCCATATACCTTTCTCATCTTGGTAGGCTTCTAGTTTACATCCTTCCCATTTAGTAATAAGTTTTATAGCTGTATCTAAGGCACTCATTTATTCAACAACTCCTGTAAGGAATAAACTTTATTTAAATCATCCTCCTGTACATGTACTGTACCTACTAACTGTTCAGTACTATCTTCATCTTTAAGTAAGTAAATATTATGGTAGCCTTCTACAAGGAAGAACTTATAGAACCCTTTAACACCTGTCTGATAAGTAGCTCTCAATCCTTTAGCAGAACCTTTAGAATCAGTAGCTTCTGCAATAATAGTATATTTACTTAAGGCATTCTTCATAGGGTCTAACAAGTAACCTTGTACTTGTGTTGTGATTGGATTTTGGGATGTATATTTCATAATCTCTCCTATTAATGATTAATAAGTGCTGATATAATTAATAATTATCTTAGTCAAGTCAATAGGGGTATTTATGAAACCTGAAGCAGAAACATTTAGAATTAGAGAAAATAATATATTTAAGGATATTAATAGTACTGAAGAATTAACCAAATATTACAGAAACTATGTTAAAGAATATGGTACTTCATATTGGATTAACGATATGTACGTTAGAAGAATGTCTGAATTAGATATTATAGAGAATTATAGAAAACCTAGAGGTATGAAATAATAACCCCTATTTCTAGGGGTTTATTAAGGGTTAGTAGAAGAATATGAGATATATCATATAGCATATCAAAATAGCTAACCCTATTAAGGCTAATGCCATTGAAGTAGGATATTGATTTAAAATTTCCATTTTATTTTCCTGTACTACCAAAACCTCCATCACCTCTACCAGTGACAGATAACTCATCAACTATGTTGATGTCTACCTTATTAAACGGAACTATAATAGCTTGTAAAGCCCTTTCTCCTCTTTTAAACTTAATTGTATTTCCCCATACATTGATATCGTCATATGTAATGTGAGCAATCCATTCACCTCTATAATCTGAATCAATTACACCTACTGTATTTCTTAAATGTAATCCTTTCATACCTGTAGAAGAACGAGGAATAAGTAAAGCTACATAACCTTCAGGAACTTCTGCACAGAAACCTAAATTAATTACATTATCCTTACCAACTGTAAGTTCTACATCTTCTTGGAAGTAGATATCCATACCACCTGATAATTCTCTTTTATACTCTGGTTTGATGAAATCTTTTACTAATGGCTTAATATTCATAAAAAATCCTTGACAATTAAAATTTGTTATACCTATGGTCGCAACCAATTTATTTTTTAGGAGCATATATGCCATTAACAAATTGGAATAACGAACCTTCTATACAGTCTCTTAAAATTGACTTGAGTAATTCTACAACATCCCATAGTACTCAGGTAACTAAAATAAATGCTTGGTTAGAGAAGCTAGAAGCTAAACCTCTACCTAAACGTAAAGGTAAACCAAGAAGTACAATAGTTCCTAAACTTGTACGTAAACAAGCTGAATGGAGATATGCATCCTTATCTGAACCTTTCCTCTCTACTCCTAATATCTTTAAAGTTAATCCTGTATCCTATGAAGATGGTTATTCTGCAAGACAGAATGAATTAGTACTCAACCATCAATTCAATACACAAATTAATAAGATTAAGTTTATTGATGATTATGTTAGGAGTGCAGTTGATACTGGTACAGCTATACTGAGGGTAGATTGGGTAGAACAGCATAATCTTATTGATGTTCCTACACCACAGTATCAACTTCAGCCTGTAGACCCTAGTGATGTACAAGCATCTAATAGATTTGAGAGAATACAGAGAATGTTTAGTGATTCTATATATTCTCAGAATGTTCCTATGCATTGGGTAGATGCTCTACAAAGAGCTAATGATGAAACCCAAGCTAGAGAACAACAGTATATGCAACAGATGCAAGTACAGTTGATGGAAGCACAACAACAGGGTCTACCTCCTGAACAGATAGAACAGTTACAACAGCAACTTCAAGAACAGTTACAACAATTACCACCTATCATGTATGAACCTATACAGGTAGGTTCTGTAATAAACCAAGAAGAACAGATAATTAATAAACCACAAGTATCAGTTATTGATTACCATAAGGTTTATATAGACCCTACATGTGAAGGTGAATTAGATAGAGCAGAATTTGTTATATATGTCTTCAACTCCTGTAAGGGAGACCTTATAGCAGATGGAAGATATAAGAATGTAGAACAGATTCCTGATGATGCAGGTGTAGACCATTCATATTCTCAATATGATTATGATGATACTCTTACTGACCCTGCTAGAAAGAAACTTACAGTATATGAATACTGGGGTAATTGGGATATTAATGGGGATGGTACTAAAGTACCTATTGTTGCTACATGGGTAGGAGATGTAATGATTCGATTAGAAGAGAATCCATATCCTGACCATAAACCTCCATTTGTTATTGTTCCTTACTTACCTGTTACTAATAGAATATACGGTGAACCTGATGGTGCTCTTATAGGAGATAACCAAGATATTATAGGTGCTATCACTAGAGGTATGATTGATACTCTTGGTTCTAGTGCTAATTCTCAAACAGCTATTCAAAAAGATGCTTTAGACTCTCTTAACATGGGTAAATTTGTTAAGGGAGAAGACTTTATGATTAACCCCGGGGTACCTGCTAATCAGGCTATATATCAATTTACATATCCTGAATTACCTCAGACTCCTTTAGTATTTATTCAATCTCAACAAGCAGAAGCAGAAGCACTTACGGGTGTAAAAGCTTACTCAGATGGTATTAATGGTAATTCCTTAGGTGATACAGCTAGTGGTGTAAGAAGTGTATTAGATGCTTCTTCTAAAAGAGAGATGGGTATCTTAAGAAGATTAGCAGATGGTCTTAAGAAAGTAGCTAGAAAGATTATAGCTATGAATGCTCTATGGCTTAATGATAGTGAAGTAATCAGAATTACTAATGAAGACTTTGTAGAAATCCATAGAGATGATTTAGCAGGTAATTTTGATTTAGAGTTAGCTATCTCTAGTGCAGAAGAAGATACAATGAAAGCTGAGTCTTTAGCTTTCATGTTACAGACCTTAGGTAATACAGTAGACCAAGGTATGACTCAGATGATTCTCTCTACCATATGTGATTTACGTAAGATGCCTGAATTAGCAGAAAGAATAAGAAGATATACACCCCCTGAACCTGACCCAGTACAGCAACAGTTACAGCAATTACAGCTTCAGACTATGGAAGCTCAACTTGGTAAGTTACAGGCTGAAATACAAAATCTTCAAGCTCAGGCTCAATACAATGGTGCTAAAGCTCAGAGTGAAATGGTTGAAGCTGAATACAAACCTCAGGAAGTTATGGGTAGAGCACAAGGTGAAATGGCTAAGGCTAATTACACTAATGTTATGGCTCGTAAGCTTGACCAAGAATACATGGATAATATTGCAGGTATTCAACATCAGAGAGATATGGAACTTATGGGAGCACAAGCTAAAGCACAGCTTGATAAGTCTTTACAGGAAGCTTCTATGAAGTATGGACTTGAATCCCGTAAGTTAGACCAGAAGGATGCAGAAATGCAGTATAAGAGAGAAGAAGCTCTCTTAAAGCACAGAGCCGAAATGGCTAAAATCAAAAACCAAAATAAAAATAAGAAAGGAACCTTATAATGACTGAAATTGAATCTAAAGCACTCGAAGAGAGTATTAGACTTAATATTGAATTACAGAAACTTATGAATAACAAATCCTTTAAGGAAATTATTCTTACTGGTTTCATCGATAATGGTATTAAAGGATGTATGGCAGCATTACCTTTTGCTATGACTGATGATAGTAAAAAAAGATTGCACTCTAACTTAGAAGCAATAGCTAAGTTACAGGCATACTTTAAATCTATCGAGAACACAGCTAAAGAAGCTCAGGAAGCCTTAGTAGCATCTGAAGAGGAGGTTGAGTAATGTACGATAATGACCAAATCTCTGACGAAGAATTTTTAAAGGCTAATCCTGAAGATGTAATGCGTGAAATTGATAGACAGGTAGATGCATACAATCAACAGTCAACTAATGAACCTAATCCTAATAGTGTAGAAGAACCACAACAGGAAACCTATGAACAGAATCCTCAATATACAGAACAAGAAGGACAATCTGATTCTATAGACCCTCAGGTAGCTACTGAAGCATATAAGTTCATTATGGAACCTTTTAAGGCATCAGGTAAAGATTTCCAGTTAAAGGATTACCATGATGCTAGAGCACTGATGCAACAGGGTATTGATTATACTCGTAAACAGCAACAGCTTAAACCTCGCTTAATAGAAATGAGAACCTTAGAAAACAATGGTATGTTAGGTGATAATCTTAACTATGCTATAGACTTATTCCAAGGTAAACCAGAAGCTATTAAGAAACTCATTCAGGATAAGAAGATAGATGTTAATTCACTGGTTTCCAAGACTACAGATGAATGGGGTAATCCTGTAGAAGGAGCAGAGAATACTAACGAATATATTCCTACTGACCATAGAATGAGTGAGCAACAGTATGATGCTAGAGAGACTTTAGATAGATTAAGTCAGTCTCCTAAATATCCTGACATGGTTAGATTTATTAATGGCTTAGATAGAACCTCTGCACTTAAGTTCTATGAAGACCCTTCTAAGATGGAAGGTCTTATTAAGATGATGGAAGATGGATTCCATGATAAAGTCATTAGTGAACTGACATATGCTAGGAGTGTAAATAACCCTAGCATTCGTGGTCTTAATGACCATGATGCTTATGAAAAGATTGGTATGGCTTTACTTAAAGCTCAGAACAATCAAAACCAAACAAATAATCAACAGTACGTACCTCAACAACCTGTACAGCAAGTACAGCAGGAATACGTACCTCAGTATCAACAATATAATCAGTCTCAGCAATATAATTATCAGCAACAACAGGTACAACAGCGTAAGCAGAGTGTAAGTCCTATTAGAACTAATGGTAATGCTATTAAACCTAAGTATGACCCTCTTAATTGTTCTGATGCTGAATTTGCTAAGATTGATTTAAATGAATTATTAAGGATGTAATAAACTATGCCTTCATTTGAATATTCTCA